GCCTGCGGCCCTGGCACTACGAACAATATCATCTGCGTCTTCGACGTTATCTGGTAGACGAAGAAGTTGTAGGTCAGACTGATGGAGAAGATATCGAGGGAGAGAAAGAAGTTACCCCCGAATCTAGTGCACCATCTGCTGTTGAACAGAAAGCACTCGACATGGGCTGGCGTCCTAAGAGTGAGTTTGAAGGTAATGAAGAAGACTTCATTGACGCTGTTGAGTTCGTAAGGCGTAAACCTCTCTTTGAGAAGATTGACAACGTAGGTAAGGAACTTCGTGAAACTCGAAAGGCTCTCAAGGCCCTTCAAGCACATCATGAGAAGGTTAAGGAAGCTGAGTTTCAAAAGGCTCTTAAATCTCTCCGCGAAGAAAAGAAGGCTGCACTTGAATCCGGTGATGCTGACGCTCTGATTGCTATTGATGATCAGATCGCAGATGCCAAGGCCCAAGAAGCAGTTGCTCGTAGCCAACAGCAACAACAGGCTGCTGCTCCTCATCCTAACTTTGTCCAGTGGGTTTCTAGGAATCCATGGTATAAAACTAACGCAGAACTTACTGTTCTGGCAGACCAGATTGGAACGGCACACGCGGCCTCTAATCCTGAACTAGATCCAGACAGTATTCTACAGTATGTTGAAAAGCGGATTAAGAAGCTCTACCCAGAGCAATTCACGAATCCTAATAAGTCAAGACCCTCAGCAGTTGAGGGAGGCACATCAACCCCAAGCAAGAAGCCAGCTGAGAGTGATTCTAATTATCCTCTTACTGATGATGAGCGTAAGGTAATGATGACATTTGTGCGACAGAATATCCTAACAAAGGAAGAGTACATACGAGATCTGAAACGGATCAAGGGTGAGTGATGAAGAAATGTTCTAGATGTAAGGTAGAGTATGCTCTTTCTTTCTTCAATAAAGATAATAAAAGGAAGGATGGTCATACATATCATTGCAAAGAGTGCGTTTCTTTCTATTCAAAAAGAGCCAACAGGGAGACAACAAACCTAGCAGGAAAACTCTGGAAACAGAAGAATCCTGAAAAGGTACGAATGGATGTTGTTAAAAGGAACTACAACCTCTCTTGGGAAGAGTATATAGGCTTACTTCAAAAACAAGTCTTCTCCTGTGCGATTTGTAGTACCCCTCTGAAGGCTCATAAAGGAATAGAGCATGGTGTTGATGTTGCTTGTGTCGACCACTGCCATACTACAGGAGAAATCCGTGGACTACTCTGTAGTACTTGTAATACAGCTTTAGGATTGTTTAAGGATAGCAAAGCTCTATTGAGTAGAGCTAACGAATACTTAGGAGATTAAGAAAATGAATGATAAACTTACTACAAAGCGCAAGCCACGTCGCACCTCGATTAGTGGTACCCGCAATGTCCTAACAGTCTCTGGCAAAGAGCCGGGCTTTGAATATCGTGTTGTAAATGATGATGGTGATCGCATCTCTCAGTTCGAGGAAATGGGCTATGAAATAGTCAAAGACCAGAACATCAAGGTAGGGGATCGCCGTATCGCAAGTCCAACCAAGGAAGGTAGTCCGGTTCAAGTCTCTGTAGGTAATGGTATGAAGGCCTTTGTTATGCGAATCCCTAAAGATTGGTATGATGAAGATCAAGCAGCCAAAGCCAAACATGTAGACGATATTGAACGCGGAACACTTAAAGAGGCTCGTGAAGCTGCTGACTACGGAAAGGTATCTGTAGCGTAAATCACGAAGACCTCCATCCAAAGGTTGGGGGTAACAAAACTTAACTCTCTGATGGAGGTTTTTAATTATGGCAAACACTTCGAAGATTAACGGGTTTCGTCCTGTTAAGCATTTGAATGGCTCTCCCTATAATGGGCAAGCTAACCTGTATTACATTGCATCTGCTGCGGATGAAATCCTGGTAGGTGATACTCTGAAACATGGTAGTTCCTTGGATGCCTACGGTAACCCGTCAGCAGACCTGGCTACTACTGAGGTTCCTATTGGCGTTGTTGTTGGTATCATGCAATCCAAGTTTGACCCTTCCGGTAAAATGACTACCGGTGCAGTTTCTCTTGATCTCCCTGGTGCTGCACAAATTGCAGTATCTGGTTCTGGTTATGTTCTGGTAGCGGACAGTCCTGATATCGTGATGGAAGTAGAGACCAGTAATGGTACTCCTGCTGTCACTGACATTGGTCTGAATGCTACTGTAGCTAATGCTGCCCGAACCACTACTACTGTTACTAGTCCAGCTACAATTGACGTAGGTACTTTTTCTACGACTAACACTCTGAACTTCCGTCTGCTTGGCTTCTCGCAGAAGGTTGGTAATGAAGTGGCAGCTTCGGCGAAAGTACTGGTAATGTTCAATCGACATCAGTTTGGTGCTGTTGGCACTACTGGCATCTAATAGGGGAGATTTATAATGGGTGTTATTACTTCTGGTAGTTTTGCTAAGGCCCTCTGGCCTGGCGTGAATGCATGGTATGGTAAGAAGTACAACGAATATGCTCCTGAATGGGATCAACTGTTCGAGAAGAATACTTCTAAGAAAGCATACGAAGAAGATGTTGGTGTCAGCTCTCTGGGTCTTGCCGCAATCAAGACTGAAGGTGCTCCGGTAACGTACGACAGCGAACGGCAAGGTTTCACGACCCGCTACCAACACGTTGTGTATGCACTGGGTTTCATCATCACTCGTGAGATCTATGAGGATGACCAGTACGACATCGTAGGTAAGAAGAAGGCTAATGCGCTGGCTCGCAGCATGCGTATCACGAAGGAGATTGTGGCGGCTAACGTCTACAATCGTGCTATTACCTCTGGCTACACTGGTGGTGATGGTATCGTGATGTTGAGTGCTTCGCACGTCGACGTCTCTGGTGGTACGTATTCCAACATTATCGGTACTACTGCTGACCTGAGTGAAGCTGCTCTGGAACAAGCATGTATTGATATTGAAGGTTTCACTGACGACCGTGGTCTGATTATCGCTGCGAAACCGAAGCAACTGATTATCCCGCGTCAACTGCGCTTTGAAGCCTATCGTATCTTGAAGGCTGATGGTCGCGTTGGTACTGAGTTGAACGATCCGAATGCTGTTAAGGCACTTGGTCTGTTTGATGATCCTACCGTTAATCACTTCCTGACTGATACCGATGCTTGGTTCATTCGTACGGACGTGTCTGATGGTATGAAGTACTTCGAACGCCGTGGTGATCAGTTCGAGATGGATAATGATTTTGATACTGAGAACGCTAAGTTCAAGGCATCAGCTCGTTACTCGTTCGGCTGGAGTGACCCTCGTGGTGTGTATGGTTCGATGGGAGCCTAAGTAACAACACAGGGGGATTAAGTTCCCCCTGTTTTCTTTTTTGAGTTCTACTACAATTTAATAGGAGTTAATATGGCTGGAGCAGTCAGTGTAGATGGAGTGAAGGTAGCATTAGCGTTACCATCATATAGTGGATATATCCCAGTAGAACTTGGTCTTGTTCTATCGGAGTTATCTAGAGATGTTCTTAAGTATGGAGTTGATCTTTGTATCATTTCCGAACGTGGGAATAGTCTTCCGATGACAGCACGTAATAGCACTCTTGCAAGATTCCTTGCAACAGATTACGACTATATCTTCTGGGTGGATGATGATATTATCTTCACTGTGCAGGACTTTCTACAAGTATTAGCCCTATGTGTAACTAGGAAATCAGTAGCAGCTACCTACTGTGCAAGACAAGACGCTCCAATATTCTTTATCAAGCCTCTGAACAATGAGACCATTGAATATACGGAAGACGGATTGATTCCAGCTCGTGGCTGTGGTATGGGTTTCTCTTGTCAACATCGTTCAATCATAGAACCGTTGCTGGTTGGTAGGGATACTTACCAAGATAGAGACAAGTCTACTGTAGTAGATGTATTTAAAACTGGGGTCTTTAATGGAACATACTGGGGAGAAGATATGTATTACTTCAACCTGTTGTACCAGAATGGACATCCTGTGTATATTCATCCAACAATCAATCTGAAACACGTAGGGCGAAAAGATTATGATCATCGCCTGTTAACAGAAAAAGGAGATTTCAATGGCCGTTCGTCCTAACCAAGTAGTTACTTCTACAACGCCTCCCGCAATTGGTATCCTGTGCAAGACTGTTCAAGTTGCACGTACCGATACTACCGCGTTTGATGCCTTCACTCTTCCTTCCGGTGCTGTTCTGGCTGGTGTGTATGTGATGGGTGTTACCAATTCAGATGCTACCACTACTGCTGTTATTCACCTTGGTACTAACCCTGGTACTACTAATGAAGTCCTAACTTCGTTTAGTGTCAAGAGTACTACTGGGCAAGGCTATCACCAAGCTGGTGTTGCTGGTGGTACTAAACTCGGTGTCCAAGTTACTGCGGATACTCTGATCCAAGCTAAGTATGTTGGTGTTGGTGCTGAGACTACTGGTGGTCCTTGGTTGATTAAGGCAGAGTACTACTTCCCACAATCTGGCTTCACATTCTAAGATCGCAGGGGGAAACCCCTGCTTTTTCTCATTGTTGTCGCAGAGAATGCCGGAAGTTATTCCTAACATGAGGTAATTAAAAATGTCAATGAATGTAAATATTATCCAAACAGGTAGAGTTCATAATCTACTTACTGATGTAATTGCAACAGGTGAAGGTAGTTCATATCTAAAACCATCAACCAGAGTTTCTTTCCAAGCTAGTGGAACTACATCAGCCGGCACTGGAGCTGTTTCCATCTTAGTGCAAGGATCTAATGATGGTACAAACTGGCTTACTCTAGGTACTATTTCATTAACTCTTGGAACTGTATCTACTACAGATGGTTTTGTAAATGAGTCAACTTGGAAGTACTTACGTGGAAATGTTTCCTCTATCTCTGGTACTAACGCAACTGTAACTCTCTTAATGGGAGTATAACCTTATGACTACTTCTGTTAATACTAAATTAGGTTCTTTTGGTAATGAAGTAATTGCTGAAATCGATCCCCTCACCGGGATGATTACGGGGTTACTCATCAATGATGTGACCGCATACAAGTCGCGCGCCCCAAACGACACGCTGGACAGCCCTGTCGTAACCGGTGCTGTATCAACGGCGGCAGTCTCGACCACGGCGGCGATTACCGTAGCCGGCGGCACGGGACACAAAGCGCGAATTGTCTCCCGCAATAACGGCGCGGCTGGCACGGAATTACTTTACATCTCGGTCAACGCTCTGAACGCCGTGGAAGGGCTCGCGGCCTCACAAAACTCCTTGCGACGTGATGCGACGATCACGATAGGCGATGAGGTAGTGCTGATCTCCGATGCGGTTATTACGCGGGTGGATGTCTCGGCCAGCGCGCCGATCACATCAGGCACTCACTCACTGCAAGTAACGTTCGGAGACTGACATGACAAATAAAATGCAGGCTGTCCTTGTCAGCCCCGAGAACAACTGTCTTACTGCTGGATTGCTCTCGGCAGATTACTCATTCTGCAAATACTTTCTGCGTGCCGAACAGGTGGCAACAGATGACCAGATCAACAACATTGCAGGTACTGGCGTTGCGGCCCCTCGACTAGCGGGTTATGCTGCGGCCACTCTGTGGGCAAACGGCGGGTACGCGACAGTCGGGGGTGGGGCAAGCAAATACTGCACGCTCCTGCCGGCGGTGCATGATTTATCTCTGGCAATCGGTCCGGTAGTTATCGCGCTGCGGGTCAAGAAGGTGGCCGCGACTTATCCAGCGGCGAATGACTTTATACTTTCGTCATTCACGACAACTGCCTCCCCAGGCGGCATTCAGATCATAGTTCCACCGGCAGCAACAACTGCACGGGTAAAACTCACGTTGAGTTCTGTTGATAACAGTGAGGTGACAGTTTTTGCGCCCGCAACGACGGACGGCCAACTCGTCGATGGTGCGACGGCACCGGTCGAGCACAGCTATGTGTGGGTGTGCAACCCGGCGACCGGAAACATGGTGATGGGCTGTAACGGTCTAACGACAGCAGCATCTGCAACAACTGCCGGGATGATCGGTAAGAGTCTGGCGGGCGGAAACACCATGATTATCGGCAACAGCCTGAACAACGGGCAGAACACCGACGCATATAAAATTGCTGGTCTCGCTGCATATCAGCTAACGGGTTTGATGCCGAATGCCAATGTTCTGGCCAGGATCTACGACTGGGTAGCACGCCATCCCGCCAGCCCGATGCCCAACTGGATGTTCTCGTGAGCATCATTTCTGGCGGTGCCTACTGTGCTCCGGGTAGTTTCAATACTACCCGAGACTCAGTCAACTCGCCGCAAACAGCGTATGCCGGCCAATTGGTTACGAAGTTCAACGACTTCATCCAGCCTGCTGATGATCCAAAGGGTCGAGGCTACAACGTGCTCAAGTGCCGGATCAACCAGAGCGCCTACGATGCGCACCCGTCACTGGGTGATCCATATTCAACGTGGACGCTGAGAGCGGAAGTGAATGTAGGTGGAGGCGTTACCTACTCTCCGTGGGGCTCCCAATACACCTACTACGGACGATTTATTCCGATCCCTCCCGGTGGAGCGAGTATTGGCGCCTCTGCTGATGTTGTTGTATTCCAGCTACATGAGGTTGCCGGGCCAGTTGCCCCACATGAACCGGCGTTTTCCATTCACTTGCTTGATTCAACACTGGTGTTCAGGCAGTGGACAACCGGTATATCCAGCAACGACTTCTATTCTCTCCCGGTTGTCGCCGGGCAAGAGGTAGAGATATTTGCAAGGATCACTTGGGCCGACGGTACTCATGTCGCCGCCGCAAACGGAGTGTATGAGTGGACTGTGAATGGGGTGCAGGTCTATACCTCCAACGGAATCAAGAACACATGGGACGATAGCGGGTCAGAAATAAGCCCTCCCGCTCTTCGAGTCGGTGTCTATCAATCGAATAATGGAGCGGCATGGTGGGTGGGCAAGGAATGGGTCACACACCACGTGGCTGTAGTGATTGGGGATTCATCTGAATCTGTGGCGTCACTCCGCGCCTACGTCGATGCTCAGATTGCCGCACATCCGAATAAGCGAGTAGTGGCGGCGTATTAATTCGCAACCACTCTTCACAATGAGTGCATCTTCGCCTAGGGCTCCAGATGTGTAACCCATAAAGAAAACAATGAGTAAAAATTACTTTAAATCTGTAGAATGGAACATCACGTGTGCTTTGTACACAGCCTACTTTGGAGGTTAACATGGGTGCAGAACTCCTTCCGTATCTTACTACTATTATTGGTTTCCTGATTGTCTACGTTCTTAACGGAATTAAGAGTGAGATAAAGGAAGTGAAAGTCTCTGTTAATAGTCTTGAGAGTGATCTTAGAGAGAACATTACCTCTCTGAATACTCGCCTTACTGTTGTTGAGACTCTAGTTCAGAACCATGGGTAAAAATTGGTCTTACGTTTCAGGTGACTGGAATGTAATCTGTGACGTATGTTCACAGAAGGTCAAAGCATCTAAGACAAGAGAACGGTGGGATGGCTTCCGTGTCTGTAAGGGATGCTGGGAACCTCGCCATAGTCTTGACTTCATTCGTGCTAGGAATGACAGGATCTCAGTACCGTTTTCAAGGCCACAACCAACAGACACCTTTGTGATTGTTAACTACAGTTTGTACGTGGACGATTCATATGTTTCTGACGACTATTTTGGGACTTCTTAATTATGTCTACTATTGTAACTAGAGCTGGTAAAGGAACTACTCTTACTTGGGCAGAAGCTGATGCTAACTTTACTAATCTGAATACGGACAAAGCAGAGAAAGCGGTAGCCAACACCTTCACCGCTGTACAAACAATCACCGTAGCATCGCCCTCGCCACTGGCAATTAACTCCACGCAAGCAGCGGTCAATGCAGGCATTCGGCTAGATACCAATAAGGCCGATTCCTCTGTAGCGTGGACGCTTTCAAACTCTCAAGCGGGGGTGAACAAGCAAACCTCGGCGGTGCTGAGAAACGCAGATGGAGGTTATGACGTTTATATCGGGCAAACTTCCGGGGCGCAATCGATTTCTGGTACGCTAGCCCTGACAGTTACGCCTGCGCTAGTCGGGACTGTATCTCCCGCTATATCTGTTGGCTACGGCACAGGCGCAGGCGGTACGGTAACGCAGGCGACGAGTAAGTCTACAGCAGTCACGCTGAACAAACCGACTGGTCAGATCATTATGAACAATGCCTCGTTGGGGGCGAATACCACGGAGCGTTTTCTGGTCAACAACTCCTTGATGGCTGTAACGGATTGTGTGGTAGTGACAATTCGAGATGGAGTTACTGCTGGTGCATACCAAGTGTGGGTCGACGGCACAGCAGCAGGAAGTTTCACGTTGGCGGTCAGAAACATAACGGCGGGGGCATTAACAGACGCTGTCAATCTTAGCTTTGCAATTATCAAAGGAGTAACAGCGTGATCTACCTAGCCGCAGTAACCCACGACATCAAATCCGACACGCTCGAAGCGGCGTGGCTGGAAAAAACTGAAACAGAACTCAAGCGTGTGAAGTGTAGGAATTACAGCGTAGAACAGAAAGCTGAGTTCCTCGCTGATACGAGTCCTGACGGGCAGAAGTATTGCGACATGGCGGGCTGGTGATACTGTGAAAGTCTTTCAGATCACTACGTGTGACGAAGGCATCACTAATCCGAAGCGAGTCACCTTCGGCATCACGTTCGCGCTGCGATGGGGCGATGTGCTGCACCCGCTTGGAAGCGAGGGCAACTGGTTCAAGCCGCCGTACTTTACATCCATCTGGCGTTTCTACAGCTACATCCCACTCCCGTTCATAAGCTGGAACCTCTTTGGATGGAAAGGATATCTAGGAGCTAAGGTGTATGGTGCTGATTCTCCCGAATACAAGAATTGGATGCCAGCAGAAGATGTATATGACGGATCGCAAGCAATTCAGTTTAGTGGTAGACTAGTGATAAAGGACTAATAATGAGTACTTCTGGTTCCACAAACTTCGCTACCTCTAGAGACTCTCTTATTGCAGGAGCACTTCGTAACTGTGGTGCTGTAGCTCAAGGAGAGACTCCTACAACCACTCAAGTAACAGAAGCAGCAGAAGCCTTGAACATGTTTGTAAAGGCACTGCAAGCTGATGGTATGCCTTTATGGGCCATCAAGAAGTATGCTGTGACTCTGACTGCAACTGCTGACTACACAATTGGTGTTAGTGCTACTATTAATACTCCGAAGCCGTTAAAGGTTATCCAAGCATTCCTTCACAATACTACCACAGAGATAGATATTCCAATGAGAATTCTTACTCGGCAAGAGTATGAACAACTTGGAAATAAGACCAGCACAGGACAACCTATTCAACTCTTCTACGAACCGTTGCTTACCACTGGGGTTCTTCATTTATTTCCAGTTCCTGATACTACTTCTATTGCTAACTGTACTGTCAAGATAGTTTACCAACGTCCTTTTGAGGACTTTGATGTAAGTACAGACGAACCTGATTTCCCGCAAGAGTGGTATGATGCAATCAAATTTGGTCTTGCAGATCGTCTTGCTCCTGAGTATGGACTTGGTCTACAAGAACGACAGGATCTTCGTAGTCGTGCAAAGGAACTTCGCACAGAGGCTCTAGGATTCGGTACAGAAGAAGGTTCAATGTACTTTCAAGCTGAAATGAGGAACTGGTAAAGTGAGGTCTCCGTCTAGACAGCAACTCTCTGGAATTAGTACAAAAACTATTCCTGAGAGGTTTCCTGTTGTCGGAACACTCATGTATCGGAATTCTTCTCGTAATAAAGATCAACGGTTCATCAACTGCTTTCAAGAGACACTTAAAAATGAAGTTACTGACTCCAAGAAAGCTTACTGTGTCAAGCGTCCTGGTCTTACTCAGTCTACTCAGGTAAAGTCTGGTGGTGCCACTGCTCGTGGTTTCACTTACTGGAATGCTAAGTATTACTCTGTCCTTGCTGGTGTTCTATACGAAAACGGAACTGCAAAGCAGACTCTTAATACTACTACAGGTCCGTGCGGCTTTGTAGAGTTTGATAACGCTGGTGTCTCCTATCTCTTCCTTGCTGACGGTACCGACGGATGGGTAGTTAACACCTCTGGGGTTGTGACTCAAGTAAACCAAACTTATGGAGTATGGGTTCTTAATACAAACTACGCTATTGGAGATCGTCGAGTTCCTACAGTAGTTAATGGCTACTACTATGAGGTTACAGCTGATACTGGTAGTTCTGGTGGTACTCAACCTACTTGGCCCATTACAATTGGTTCTACAGTAGTGGATGGTGGAATTACTTGGACTTGCGAAGGAGAGTACGGTGGTTTCCCTACTCCACATGTACCTACTCCTAAGTTTATTGATGGCTACATGATTCTTCCTAAAGCCAATACGTTAGACATCTATAACTCAGATACAGATAACATCTATGGATGGGGTGGAAGTAACTTCTGCTCCGCTGAGATGTGGCCTGATAATGTGGTAGGACTTGCAAGGCAGAACAACCAGTTTATAGCCTTCGGTACTACTTCATCTGAGTTCTTTTATGATGCTGCTAATGCTTCTGGAACTCCCTTTGCCCGTAACGAGGGAACTGTTCTTCAGATGGGATGTGCTGCTCCATATGCTGTATATGAGAATGAACGCTTCTGTATCTTTGTAGGACAATCCCAGTCTGGTGGTAGGGCTGTATGGTTACTAGAAGGGTTCTCTCCTAAGAAGGTATCTACTGAGGGAATCGAACGAGTTCTTGATGCAGAAGGAACTAACCTTGCTTCTGCCAAAGGGTATGGTTTGCGAACTAAGGGGCATCTGTTCTTTGTTATTAATCTTACTTCATGTACTCTTGTCTACGATGTAGAAGAAAAAGTATGGCATGAGTGGAGTACTAACAGTGCTAGTACTCATGTGGCCTTTACTTACAACTACCAAGCGGATATTGGTAACGGAAAGAGTGCTCTTCTTCATAATACTGATGGATATGTCTACATACTTGATCCAGCGATATTCCAAGACAACTCTATAGCTATCCTTGGTGATGTCTATACGTCTAAGTATGACGGCTCCACAATGAACCGGAAGTTCATGCATAACCTCACAGTAGTTGGGGATCTTGGTTCTACCTACGCAATCAGATGGAGTGATGATGATTACGCTACTTGGAGTACCCTTAATACTTTATCTGCAACTCGTCCTTGGTTTGCTCGTTGTGGTTCATTTAGGAGACGAGCGTTCAATGTACAACATTCTGCAAATGAAGATTTTCGGATAGAAGCAATCGAGTTTGAAGTCGACGTAGGGACACATTAACATGCCACTACCTCCTCCTCCTGTATTAGATCAAACAGGTTCCTACGCTTGGCTTGAGTGGTTCAGGCAACTCCGTAACTACATCAGTACTGTAGGCTCTGTCCCTTGGAGTATTATTGATTTTACTAGTTCTACTCTATCTAGTATTGCTAGTCGTAGTCATCAACTTCTACAGGCTCTTCAAGGGGGCACTACTGGAGAATATTACCATCTCACTTCAGCACAGCACACAGACTTAACAGATGCAGGAAGTAGTACTCTTCACTACCACTCTACTGACAGAGATTCTGCTAATTTTACTGGTACTAATTGGACTGACCTAACAGATGCTGGAGCAACCACTCTTCACAAACATGATCACAATAGTATGGATTCCCAGCAAGGGGGAACTACCAATGAGTATTATCATCTCACATCTTCTGAACATGTTAGATATAAAACAATAGAACAAGTTGTTCCTACAACAGGACAATCAAAAACTATTGGAGATACAACTAAATATTTTATTATAGAACCTGCTGGTACTCTCGCTACTCTTACTGTAGTAATGCCAACAAATCCTGCTGATGGTCAAGAAGTCTTTATTACCAGCACTCAGATAGTAACTGCTCTTACGCACAATCCAGGAGCTGGGCAGACACTTAATGGAGCACTTGCTACCGTAGCTGTAAACGGAAACGCTGCTTGGGTTTATAAACTTAGTAACACAACTTGGTATAGGATCTCTTAATATGGCACAATGGCTCAATCCAGAAACAGGTGAGATGGAAGAGAAACCAGATGAGGGTCCGAATGCTTTCAGTACACAAGGAGCTACCTCTGTAGGACCTGGTTTACAGGGATTGTATAATCAACCACAACAGCAACAGAGTGCTTCCTCTTGGAACTTTGATGGTGGGGATTGGGCCAGACAGAATGAAGCTGGAACTGCTCAATTTAAAAACCTAGATGGTACTTGGAGTGATGTTGGACGTGGTGCACATTCGGAATCTCAGGGATATATTAATACTGCTGTTAATGATCCTAATGTTGATAAATTAGTAGCATATCAACGAGCAAATCCAAATAATTTAAATAATGAACAGACGGCCTTTTTTTCTGATCCTATCGGAATGTTAGATTCTTACGGACAAGGAAGTCGTTGGGGTCTCCAGGATTTGTTTGATAACCAATTTAGTCCACAGCAAGCTGGGTACTTATCTCAAACTGGAGGTAATAAATATCTAAGTCCCTCTGATGTATCTTCTGGAAATGACTTCAATTTTAGAGAATCAGCAGGAGAACAAGCTAAAAGAGCTAATGCTAATGGTGGTCTTTTTGGTAACGACCTTCTAAATTGGGCTGGTCAACTTGCTGCCTCCTACTTTGGAGGGCCAATCGGAGCTGGTGTATACTCTGTGGCTAATAGTGGTGGTGACATCGGTAAAGGACTTGCTGCTGCTGCAATGACCTATGCTGGTGGAGAAATGGGTGGAGTTGGTTCTGGTGCAGAAGGTGGTAGTTGGTATACTCCAGCAGGAAATTTGTCCAATCTATTTTCAGATACAAGTCCATTGACTGTTGATCCTACTACTGGTTCAGAACCTTCAATATCTAATCCTATTGCTTCGGAGGTTCCAACTTCTGTTGGAAATATGGAGCAGGGATTCAGGGAACTATCTCAGAACCTTAGTCCTAGTGGTTGGAACCAGAGTGCTCTCAATCCAGAGGGATCTTCTTTAAGTAACACTGGGACTACCTCTTTGTCTGGAGATGCCTCAGCTTGGAATCCAGGTAGTGGCGAGTTGCCCAAATACGACGGAATTACTAACACTACTCCATATACTCCAGACTATGATACCCCGGCAGATATACAACAAGCGGTAGACTATGGAACTAATGGAGCAGACATTCCTAATGGAATGGACACTTCCGGTAGTACTAATAGGTTTCAAAGCTACGCGAACACTATTAAAAATGGTGGTATGAGTATGAAGGATATGCTAACTAACCCAATAGGTGGTAAGATGAATACTAATGGAATCCTGTCTAAGTTGTTTCAAGCTCCTTCTCCGCTAGAGATCGGAGTACGCGGTCTAGGAGCCCTTGACTCTTGGAATCAGGGAAAGAAAGCTCAGGCTCTATTAGCAGATCAGTATTCTAAATCTGGATTGTCGTCTGATTCTAATGCTCAGCGAGGAATGACTGCCAATAATATGTGGAGTCAGACTCAACAAGATCCTATGTATGGGTATGATACTTTTATGCAAGGAGCTGGACATGACTTTGTTAATCAAGCTCGGGCAGCTGCCGCTAAAAATGGAAGTCGTGGTGGTTATCTGAATAGTGGTCGTATGAATACTGATCTTGCCTCATTATGGCAAAAAAATCAAACTCAACGAGCGACTTCCCTTGCTGGTGGATTCGCTAGCAATCCATATGCTGCTCAGGATTCAATTATTCCAGCGTATGCTTCTATGGTTAGAAACCAAAATTCTCCCATACTACAAGGAGCACAAGGAGTACTTAATGGATTCAAACTAGCAGATTTGTTTAATGGGGACTAATCATGGCTAATCAAATTCAAGGTATGGATACTGAATACAAGCCTTGGGGAGGTCTTGCTGGAATTATGGCAGGAAATAGAGAGAGTGAAATTGATGCTGCTAATCTGCAGTCTCTTCAAGAATCTCAACTAGGTAATGCTATTAAAGGTGTTGAAGCTGGTCGAGCTGTATCTGACTATAACGATCCTCGTATGGAGGCACTTCGTCAGGGTGGTATCATGGGAAAGAATCAAGTTGATATCGCACAGGGTGCTACTGCTGCTGGTACTCAACAGTCAGATATGGAAGCAAAGATTCAAGAGAATCTAGCAAGAGTTCCTAAAACACATGTAGAGAAGGCTCTTGCAGAAACTCACCAGCAGACTATGGGATTGATGGGACTTGCTTCTGCTCTTGAACAGGGAGGTGGTTCTGATCTTAATTTTGTAACTAAAGCTCTTGAGATGGCCCCACAACTTGGAATGCAACCTCAAGATGTCCAACAACTTTTGACCAATCCAGAACTTCTTAAAAAGAAACTAGAGCAGAATCAACAGATTCTTACTATGGTTCCTGCTGTTCTTCAGAAGATGGCTGAACAAGATGCTAACAACAAGTCACATGGTCTGTATATTACTCAACCTGAAATTGCTGGTCGTGCCGCTGTTGGAGAAGCTCATAATACTACTCTGGAGAATGTAGCAAGAATTCACGCTGATGCTACTGCGGCTAACACGGACGCTATCAATAGTGCTCGTGATGAGACTGCTCGTACTAACTTGATGAATCATCTGAGTGGACAGAAGAAGGAACTTGATGGTAGGATCAAAGAGATCGAAACAGAGTACCAAGCTACTACTCCTTCGATGTTCATGGGAGAAACTGTGAATGGTAAGAAACTTACTAAGGAAGAAATCTCCAGTCGCATTGTACAACGCAAGCAACAACTTGCTAAGGAGAGAGAACAGGCCGTTGGTATGATGAGGACACTTCAGACTCAGCAAGATCAACTGTTTGCTAAGAGTAAATTTGCTCCTACTCCCGAGCCAGGAGACTCTGCTCTAAAGGTAGAACAACCATCTCTTCCTCCCGGTGTAACTATTAAAAGGTAACTAGATGCCTACCTATCAATATAAAGGGCATGAGTTCTCTGCTGATAGAGAACTTAGTCCTGATGAATGGAAACAGACTCTTGCTCATCTAGATTCTCTTGGTGAGGTACAACCACAAGTAGAAAAAGAGAAGACAAATCCTTTGGAGGATATGGGGGCCGGTCTTCGTGATGTAGGTAAGTCTATAGCCAACGCTATGGGGGCTGCTGCGTCTACTCTTACTACAGGAGAACGTCGTGATGAGATTATCGGAGATGTTCAAAGACTTCGTAAAGAAAATCAGGATCAAGAAGCAACCGTAGATCGTGGTGAGGGTGGTAAAGTATTCAAAGCTCTTGGGGCTATCCCTGCTTATTTGAATCCAGTTACTGCTGGTATGGCTATTGCTGGTGGTGCTACTGAAACAGGTCTTCGCATGCTTGATGATGGTTCTGATACAGGCCATGCTCTTGCAGCAATGGGTGCTGATGCTGGCCTCAACATGGCTACTATGGGTGCTGCCCAGAAGATAGGTGTTGCTGGTCGTATGGCTAACGGAGTACTTCAAGGTGGTACCAACGTGGCACAAGAAGCTTTGTTGAATCATCCTGTACAGAATGCCATTCGTTCTGATGCTGGTGTGCAAGCTCTTCCTGATATGACTCCGGGAGACTACGCTGCTGCCTACATTCCGGGCCACGTTATGGGCCACATGCTTCCTAGCAAAGGGAAGGCTCCTACTGAAGTTCCATTAGACGAAACTGGTGTTCCTACTAGAGAGTCTCTTGATGCTTCATTTGTTGCTCGTACTGAGGGACTAGTAAATAGTATTGACAAGCAGATCTATAAGATCTCAGAACAGATGGACTCTTTGGTTAACGGTCCCAAAGAAGGAATGTCTGAGAAGCAGAGAGACTTCTGGCTGTCTCTCTCTGATAAGAGGGATGCTCTTCTCAAAGAGAAGACTGACCATCAAGCAATTCTTGATAAGTATAAGAATGGAGAATCTCCTGTATCTCAGGAGGAACAGATCCGTCAGTTGAATCTTGACTTCATTGATGAGACTAACAAGAGTCGGATTGGTCTAGATAAACCCCTCACTCTAGAACAAGCAGAGAATGAGTCTCCTGCTGAGATGTACAAACGTCTAAGCGAATCTCAATCTAAAGAACCTCTCCAGACTGAAGATGACTTTCATCAAATCCTTCTTGACGAACAACAACGGGTCAAGAACACACTTCCTACCGGAGAAGCATTTCGTAGTGATGTAACTGTTGCTAATGATCTCTTCTCTTCTGATGGAGCTGGAAGAAAGATTCTTGGTCAGAATAGGGACGGGAAGCTGTACATTAACCCAGAGGAAGCCAAACGTCTATTTGATTCTCTTTCTCCTGAACAGCAAGCAGCGTTCGGGAGTCCTCGTGGTCTCCAACTATTCGCTGAGATCCATGAAGCTACACACAACGTAGTCAAGCAGAAAGAAGGAGAATCTGTTAAAGACTATGAAGGTCGTATGAACAATCTGATTGCCGCTGAATGGAGAGCACAAGGGCTTCATGAAGGAGAGCCGGGTACTCGTCGGATGCCTAGGAAACTTCTTAACTCTTTCCAGGATCGTGTTGCAGAGCGAGCACAGAAAGAGGAACCCACTGCTCCTGTTGATAAAGCACCCCCTATTTTTGAAAAGGGGAGTGAAGTAACTCTGGAGGATCTTTCACGGAGAGATGCTCAAGAAGCAGAAGCAAACAAATCTTCATTTGACTTCGGTGAAAAGACCCCATTCGAGAAAGAAGTAGAACAGAAGACTGACTCTGCCGAGAAGATCTCTCGTGCTCTGGAAGTAAACAATGTAATTGATACTACCAACATGAGGTCCTCAGCGGAACTTCTGCAAGATCCTCATCTCTCCACTGCTGATCCTTCTAGTAAGATTTCTCGTGAGATCTTTGGTATGGGACAGTTTGTTGAAGGTATTAAACGAGAGGCCCCAATCGTCTGGGAAGTCTTCAAACGAATTAAATCTGCCTACGATACTGAGATTGCTCTCAAGCGTGAGTGGTGGGCTGGCAATGCTTCTAATGTGGAACATAAAGGTTTTGGTCCATTTATGACCCTGAAGCACTACGAGAATCCGAATACACTGGCGGAGGTAGTTCCGCGTCTGTCTGCTAATGATAAGATAGTTGTCTCTGAGTTCATGGTTGATAACGCTAATAAGAAGCAACGGCATGATAAGCAGGATCTCTCTGGCTTCTCTGATATTCAAAAGAAGACAATTGAATTGCTTCAGAAATTGTACGATACCATCCAGACTACTACTGGTACTAGGCGAGTAAATGGCTATATCCATGCTGTGCGTAAGGGAGACTTCGCAGTAGGATTGAAGACTTCTCTTGGAGATGTGACTCACATTGAGTCCTTCCCTACTAAGGAGATTGCGGAACGTTGGGCAAAGAAAGCACAAGAACTTGGACATGCGACCACAGAACTTATTGACTTTAACACAGAACGTGGTGCTGTCCTTGCGGAGTCCTTTGGTATTGTTCGGGACATTCTTGAGAACTCCCATGAGAGGGGTACTAAACGACACGACTGGACCATGGAGACACTGGACGCCATCCAACAAGGAATGGTTGAGAATGCTACCATTGGTAAGCACAACATTCGTCGTATGGGATTCTCTGGGTTTGAGGGGAACCGTCTCATGAAGACTCGCAAACAGAATGGAGAAGACTTCTTCAAGAGTCTTGAGAGTTACATTAATGAAGCTGCGGTACAACATAAGAAAACTCTAATAAACAGGAGTATGGTTGACTTCTGGGAGAATGACTCTGGTCGTGCTCTTCAGGAGAAGTTCCCTAATCAGTATGATACTTCTAAGTATCTAACTGATATTGCTATGAACAACCAGAAGAAGTACAAGGTTGCTGAAGCGATTGATCAGGTTCGAGAAGGTGTAGATAGTTTGTTCTCAAAGGTTGTTTCAAAGATTGACTCTGCTCGTGGCAAAGAAGACAGGTTCTACTACCCCGATGTTCCTGTTGTTGACAAGACAATGGGTATGTTCGCTCAACTGTTCTATATTAGTGCTCTTACTTCCCGTATTGGTTTCACTGCTGGTCAGGTTTTGACTGCCCCTTTTGCAGGACGACAGTTCCTCAAGGAAGGTTCTTTGCTAGACACCATGCTTGCTTCAGGAAAAGGTCTCGGAACAATCATGTCTGGTGGTGATGCTGGATTTAAGTCATTCATGAAAGAAGTAGCAAACACTACTGACTCGATGCACCCGCAGTTCAAGAATGAAATTAACGAGTTCCCTATCTTTGACTCTAAGTCTAACAAGACACTAAGTAAGGCCTTTGGCTGGGCTACAGGGCAGACTGTCGCTGGTATTGGTGACTCTGTATCTAGATACATGACTGCTGCTACAGCATACCATTTCTACAAAGATATGGGTATGACTGGAGACAAGCTCAAGAGTAATGTGGTCAACGCTGTAGATAACACTATGGTTATGTATGATCGTACTCATACCTCCCCATTTCTGAATAGGTTGGGGTTGGTTGGACAGGCGATTGCTCCGTTGCAGAAGTACGGTCTGGCTTCTCTTGGAAATCTTGTAGGTGACTTAAAACTTATAGGTCAGAGTAAGGGTGGGATTGAGAAGATTAGGGCTATGGCTCCTGTAATCTCTACGATGCTGACTACGATGATCATGGCAGGTTCTATTGGTCTTCCACTCTTGACTGAGTATGAAACAATCCGTCTCGCCTTTATTCATGTAGCTAAGTCTCTTGGATGGAATGATGTTGAGGATTCTATTCCAAAATCTGTGATGGAAAGCATGCTTACTCATAAGAATATCTTTGCTCAATTCTCTGCTGGTCTATACAAAGCAGTAGGTACATCAGAAGAGTTTGCAAATGATGCTGCTACTCATGGAGTTCTCTCTGCTGGTACTGGTCTAGACATCTCTAGTTCTCTCCGGTTCAATCCGGTAATTCCAGGAGAAGGAAACCAACAACAAGCAAGTATTCTGAGTCTGTTCCCGGTTATTAAGTCTGCTCTGGATGTAGCTGTAGTTGCTCTTGTGAAGTCAAAAAAGCTGACTGGTGCTGACACTACTGACGCAGAGCAACGTGCTGCTGATCTGAAGTTCCAGGTTTTCCCTGGACAACGCTATCTGATTGACAAGTTTCGGTATGATTCTGATAACAGGCAGATGGTTCCTGGTGGTAATAGAGGGTATGGACAGGTAGAGCAGACAGGGATGGAACAACTAGGACAAGCACTTGGTTCTAGTACAATCTCTACTTCTAAGTCTAGAGCTATGATCCAAGCTGAGGAAGCGAATGATAAGAATAAGATTGCTAACTCTCAGAAGGCAATCGACATGATCATTGATGGTCTTGACACTGGTAATCAGAACAGGACTGAGCGTGGATATGAACTTGCTCAAAAAGAGGAGATGACTGCAAAGCAGATCAAAGACCAGATCAAAGCAGCTATTCACCAGAGGAGTATCTCTCGTGAGGATGCTCGGATCTTGAACCAGAAGGGTCAGGTCAAGTCATATATGCAGCGATTTAAAGCTGGTCGTATGGAGGAATACAAGTGAGTCTAACTTTTAATCAAGCAATGATCTTTGTAGCATTACATGAGTGGGAAAACAAGGAGAATGGCGGATACTCTTTTGACAAAGAAGACCCTGGTGGTGAGACCAAGTTTGGGATCAGTAAGAAAGCCTATCCTGACATAGATATCAAGAGCCTCACAAAGGAGGAAGCGTTCCGTCTGTACGAGAAGGATTACTGGAATAAAGTAGTAACTATTGATATGGAACCAGCACTTGCTATTGCTGTGTTCGATTCTGCTGTTAACTGTGGAGTGGGAAGGAGTAGATCATGGCTTGCGGAACTAAACGAAAAAAAGGATCTGGAGGGGGAAAGAAAAAGTAGGGACTCAAGAAAGAGTCGCTGGTTTATCCAACGTCGTATCCAGTACTATCTAGATCTAGTAAAGAAAAAGCCAGCCCTCAATAAATATATCAAAGGCTGGCTAAACAGGTGTAACGACTTGTCTAAGTACGTGGATATAGTAACGAACAGTAACGGATGAATTGCTGTGTGATAACCATACAGTAGTTTTTAGTCCTTTACAGAATTCATCGAGCCTCTTTCGGGGCTCTTTTCTTTTACAGTTTATACATTATCTACAACCACAGTTACATTTTTCTATTAGATTATAGCAGTATCTACAGATAGTAGTGCCTTCTCTTTTAGGAAATACAAGTCCAAAGGTACTCTGATCAGACTCCGCAGGTTCCACCCTTACCTCCGATCTCACAGATGTCATGCTCTGTAAAAACAACTCCTTTGTGCTTGATTGCATCCTCGTACAGTACTTCAGTTAGGGGTTGACCTCCTCGACTTGAATCTGGATAACAGGTGAATCCACGAAGACGCGGCGCATACTCGGCAAGAGTCGTAGCAAACTCCACAATGTTTTGCTCTGAATTTCCCTTGCTTCCATAAGGCGGGAGATTAATTGTGGAGCTAATCGACATATCAATGTAATCTTGTATGTCCGCTTGGAATTTGATTCGTCGTTCGTAGTCATGACTTAACTTGTAGGCAGTATCAATTGTGTCGGGGTTGAGTCCATACTCTCGGATGAGGAGGTCGGCAGTACTATCGACGACGTACTCATACTTCCATTTTGTACCATCTGAGAGATAACGTCGTTTGTAAGCAACGGCAAAAAGTGGTTCAATCCCCGTTGTAGTTCCAGCAAGAATTCCAATTGTTCCAGTAGGGGCAATGGCTCTGTATGCGACAGGGTTGCTGATATACAGCCGTTCACAATGTTCGTTAGCACTTCGTTCCGATCCACTCTTATACTCTCCTAACCATTGTTTTAGTTCCTCAGTGACCTCATAACTTGCGCCTCGCTTAAGGAGCCATTCATGGATACCCATAAGGCCGAGTCCAAGACGGCGGTTCTTTTCCCGAACCTTATAGACTTTCTCGTAAGGAAGATCGGCTCTAAGTGTACCACAGACGAGGAACTTTGAAGCCAAGGAAATGACATCTCTGAATTCTTCCAGAGACTCAATATTGCCAAGATTGACTGACCCAAGATTGCAAACGTCAGAGTCATCTTCTGACGTAACTTCAGTACAGGCATTTCGCAACGTTTCATTCTCTTTATCTCCAAAGTTGAAACTGAATCCAGGTTCCCCGGTCATCATTGCTTGCTTGCAGTTCTCAAGGAAGACTGGATTACCGACTTCACAGCCCCATGCATCATCGTAATTAATACTGATGTTGGTCATATCAAGAGGACCAGGGAAGTTGAAGTCTGCTGCCTTTTCTCTAACCGTGAGTTCATTCCAGTTCTTTGCTACCATGAATTTAGGAATGTCTTCATGTTGCCAATTTAACGACGCATAAATTGCACTACGCCGCGCTCCACCCTGCATGACACTTCGTCCGACTTCATTAATTGCATGCATAAGTGGAAGAGGGCCACTGCTGATTCCTCCTGTACGGGAAAGAGGCTTACCTTCTGGTCGCAAGATCGAATAATCAATGCCAATTCCACCTCCTGTAGTAAGGCAGTTCATTGCTCGCCAAGTTACGTTAGCCCACTCTTCTCGTGTATCTTCCTCACACCTCAACAAATAACAATTATTCCAAGCACTAAAAGGCCTCCCAGAATAATAGAGATATCTGCCTCCGGCCACGAATTTCATAGTGATCATATATTCTACTAGTTGTTTACGATCACCATCAGACATTAGAGCATGGTCTTTGCCCCACCTAGTACCACAGACATCCTCTACTACTCGTTCACAGAGAGCATCCCAAGTATCCTCTGGACCTTGTGCGTACTTCTGGTGGAAGATCCTCTTTGCGAAACTTGTTTTAAACCTCTCTTTTATCATTCTTTTTATATTCTTCCACTAGTTGTTGTCCCTCTTTTTCTACTTGCCTTCGAAGTTGGTATTTTATTTTACCGTGGATAGAATCATTATTGTCCTTCCGTTTTTTCTTCTTCGAAATCTTCGGCGAGTGCATCATATTTGTCTTCAATTTTGTCGGTGAAACGATCAACGATATCCTCGCTAGAGATCTCAAGGATCTCCAGCAAAGAAATCTCGTCAATCCTTTTAAGACTAAGGATTACTTCTGCTAGGGTTATCATTTTACTTCCTGTCAACCCCACTTAGTTTCTCTACAGTCCGAAGACCCCCAAGACCAAGCATCCCACCGAGTACAGTAAGGAGAGTGCTAACATCAAGAGTAGGAGGGATAGCAAAGCCATATACACCACTGGCCCAAGAGAGAAGAGGCTGACCCACAAAAGCATAGACAAGCCCACCACCACAAACCCAGCCAACAAACGGCCGCCAACCTGAAACAAAGAGACTAGGGTTTTCCGCCTCAACCTCATTGATACGGAGTTGTCCTGCAATTTGAGCAAGCTCACCACTTTGTTGCAACTTGAATAACTCAAACTTAGCATTAGCTGCTTGAGTTGGGTCAGGCCAGATACGATCAATTACTTTACCTCCAATGTCAAGTAGAGCTGTTACTGGATCAAGACTCATGTGGGATCTCCAAGTTTAATGATTTGAGAACAGAGCAGAGACCCAAACTAAGTAGATCTATTGTGTGTTCGTAGTGCTCTCCTTCAGGACTCTTCATTTCTCTGATGTTGTATTCAGAGATGATGGCATGAAGGGTTTCATGGATAACTGTTAGTTGTTGTTTCTCTTTAGGAACGTCACTTGCCACATGAATTGAGTGTGTCAAGTAATCAACTTCCCCAAAGAGACCACTTGCTTTCTTTGAGTGGTCAACATCCTTCCAAGGCATGAAGGTTAGAACGTAGGGGATTCCCCCTACGTTTATCTTAATCGGCCTTTGCTTTGGTTTTATATTCTTCATACTTCTTTGTCTCTGAGTTGTAGGAGAGTTCTCGGACTCCTCTGTTACTTCGTTCAGCATAAGCCTTGTCAAGAGCGGAAGGTTTGACTGTATCAAACGGGTAGACATGTCCTGTAATCACACGAGTATTAGAACAAGGAGCAGTACCACAAAGGTTTGCGGTGTCATACGCTTGCGAATCGTTCTGTTGTTGCAAGATTCTTCCTCCCTCTGTACCAAGCCCCACAATCAAGGCATTTAAATCGTGCATACTTACAAGTCGAAGTGTATGCATACCCACGTCGATGCTGGTGTTTACTACCACAATTTGGGCAGACTTCGGCTTCGTCGGTATATAGCCCACTATTTGGATGATATTTGATCCATGGCAGGAGTCGATAGTATACCCCTTCAAGAAGGACCACATCATTCCGATTATACTCTTCCATCTGTTGCCAAGCTTCTTTTTTTCCATCAAGACAACGTATCCAGAGTTCATGTCCAGCATGCTTTGGTTTCTTTCCCACCTTGAGTGCTTGAGCAACATAGTCCAACTTATTAGACGGGAACCTAAATTGAGAGCGAGCAACTCGCAAGAGATCAATCTGCTTATATGGTGCAGGAGGAGTCATCTTGTGAAGTAAGAACTCTTTGTTCAGAGTAGGGATGTCAAACTTGGTGCCGTTGTAGTGAACTACTGCATCCGCTTCATCAAGAAGAGTATGGATATTCTTGAGCATTTGCTTAGGAGTATTTCGGTGAACAGAGTCAAAGAAGATCTTCTCTTCACCAAGCCATTTTGCAGACCAACACATCACATATCCTGCTGCGATGATCTGTGGAAGGCCTACGTTTTGCTGCCATAATCCCCATACATGAACAAGATTGGGGGCCGTTTCAATATCTAGTAGAAGGATTTTCATTGCGGAGTACCATCTCCCTGATGGAGATCATGAATGGAGTACTCTTCTTTGCTAGCAAAAGGCATGGCCCCCCTTGCTAGAGTTAGATTAAGACCTATCTCAAGAAGAAACTTTACTTGTTCTTGGGACAAGTTTGCTTTTATTTTTACTGGGCCTTCTTTTGTTTCCACTACTGTTTCGAGTCTCATTTTTTGTTATTATATCCTCTGGGAATCCATCTTTCCAACTATACCACTCTAGGTTATTCTTTGTTGCCCATTCTCCGTAAGTAGTTTTACTTCTCTTACTTAATCGAATCTTCGCATCTTGGAATAAGAGGATGATTCGTTTGTCTGGATGTTGCTCCTTGAGCCACACATGCTTCTGGCGATCTGAGGCAACCCAGCGGCCCTTACACTCAATGAAGATACCCCCCTCAGTCTTGAAGTCAGGGAGATAAAATCTCTGCTTACTCGGTTGAGTGAAGTAGATTCTTTCTGGTTCGTGTATGGCTCTAATTCCGAGGAACTCTCCGACTTCGCGTTCAAAGTGAGACCTGTAATCAGGCGCATCTGGGGTCCGTTTCTTCGGTATTGACATTAATTATATCTAGACCTCTTGGATATTTTGGGGAGAGGTGATGTCCAGTGAGAGTCCAGGAGCAAGGTATCCATCGTTCCCCGGTCCAATATGATCCAAAGACCGGTCTACTGAAGTCACCGTCTGAATCGTAGAGTCGGACTTCTCCCCCTCCTCTGAGCTGGAGCGGTGCAAGCCAGTTAACGGATCTGGATTCCAAATATCGTTCTCCTTTCGCCAGATCCAAAGACACTTGCCGTACGTCAGCATCATGTCGTCGTTCCGGTTCTCGTATTGTTCTTTACAGACGTTGTACATTTCTGTAACTGTATCACAACCTTCAAGATACTTCCTTGCTCCAACTTCTCCTACACCTTTGAGTCCTTTGATTCCGTCTGAAGTATCACCCTTAAGAAGTTGCTGAAAGAATAATCGCATTCCTTCTATGTAGGTTTGATCAAACCAGACGCCTTTTACAAAGTTGTAGTGTTTCCCCTGGATCTGAAGAAGATCCTTGTCAATGGAACAGATGATGGTGTCGTCTGTTTGACGAATACCAAGCATGTCGTCTGCTTCGCAGCCGTGTGCAAACTCTGCTTTCCATTTTGTTACTAGGTGTTCTCGACAACGATCTAACCAGCGAGGCCGTGGTGTGTCTTTTCTGTTTGCTTTATAGTCAGGGAAGACTTTGTATCTAAAGTTTCCTTCCCCTGAAATAAAGCATTCGTACTCGGATGAATCTGATGCGTAAAGAATCTCATCCATCAGATGATCCAACCGAGAGATACAGATGTACTCATCTGCATCCTCGGCTGAAGCGGCACATCGGAAGGCTACGATGTCACCATCGATTAGCGCCTTCATTACTGGTTACAGTGGAATATCGTCAGGCATGTCATCAAAGACACCAGCCGGAGCACTCTTCTTTCCGAAGACATAGCTTTCAAAGACTTCTGCTACTTCGATTACATCTTGTACAGTAGACTTTGCCTTTGCATTCATGTTAAGAAATGCGATTGCATTAGAAACACTGGACTGACGAACGATGAGTACTTGACGGTTAGCACGCTCTTCAGCGGTCTCATATGTACTCTTTGGAGTAGCGTTCCCGCCTGGCTTCGCGGCGGTCACTACAGAGGTTCCAGTTCCTTGTTCAATTCCAATCCAATCCCAGTAGCCCTTGTCGTTCTTGGCAGACTGAATTTGGAACACATCTCCTTGCTTGGCAGTAGAGAGGGTTTTGTATGCTGCTTCTTGTGAACCAAAGGACACCATCTTCTTACTGGTTACTTTGCCATCAGTACCTTTGTAGGCTACTTCCATGGATTTATACTTGCCTTTGTCCTCTACGGACACACTCAGAACTTCGATTTGCATTTAGTTGTTTCTCCGATTATAGTTAGTCCAGCTTACTATACTACTGGGTTGGTGCCGCCCCGCTACGCAGGACCTTCCCCAGCCTTAAGGGGCTAGAGTCAACAGATCAAGCTGTTAATATGATTATTATACCATCCTACTTCCACTCTGTCAAATCAAATTTATTAGGTCCGAAGGAAACTTCGCAACGTGTCGGGAGATCCCATTCTACACCAGAAACTCGCTTGAAATTGAGGGGAATTGATTCAAATACATTGTGAAACAATTGACAAACACGTTCTACTTCATGAGATTTTACGTCAGCTACTATTGAATCGTGAATCGTTGATATCAGTACTCCTTCTATTCGCTGGTCTTTAAATCGGCGGAACGCACTGACTCGTGCGATTGCCATTAAGTCTGCACCAAGTCCCTGTACTGGATAATTTAAAATCTTCGTCCTCGGCCAGACGATATCTCCACGCCTAGCTTCAGACTTGAAGTTATATATCCTGCCTGTAGGCATTCGTAGCTTTCCAGAAGTTGTAACTTCTGATATAAGATCGGTGTGCCATTGGCTGATTCCTTGGTACTTTGAATAGAATTCATCTATTACCTCTTGCCAGAACTTTTCGTTTCCTTTGACGCTCTCGAAATCAGGGTCATTTGCATAGGAGTACGCTGAACCACCATAAATGAGTCTGAATACAAAGGTCTTTGCGATGAGTCGCGTAGGTAGCCCAAATCGTATTTGGTTGGCTGTGTGTTGATCAACCTTTGCTCTGATTTCTTCATATGCTACTTTGTCTTTTGATAGGTAGGCAGCACAAATCCACTCCAAGGCCGACGCGTCAACATTTACAAGCATAATAATCGTGGAGTATACTTTTTGCTTGTGGACTTAATTCTTTTAGAATTGCTTCATATCCTTTCTTTTTAATCCAGTAGTCTAAATCCATAATCA